AGCTTCCTCTAGAATTAGTGGTTCCTGTAGATTTGCCTTCTGATGGAGATTCAATAGTAGGGCTTCCTAGCGTTCCTTTAGAATCTGAATTTGATGGAGAACAACTCTATGGTAAAATGCCATCCGATAAATGGGGATGGCCTTGGTCTAGCGGATATGATGCTACTTATGTAGTAAAAGTAAGTTTCATGGGAAAAACGCTGTATTGGCACAAATGGGCCGTAGTTCCTTTGATGAACGTACAGAAACAGCTTATTGAAGAGGGTTGGGATAAAAGATACTATTGGACTGACCTTCAAACCTGGAACAAAAGAAATATAGCTGGCACAAATACGCCGAGTAACCATTCTTGGCCTACTGCTATTGATATTAACCCTTCTAAGAATCCCATGCGTTATGATAACAAATTGATTACGGATATTCCTCCGCGAGTGAGAGAGATTTTTAAGGCTAATGGGTTTAGATGGGGTGGCGATTACAAGACAGTAAAAGATACTATGCACTTTGAGTATCTTGGTGAGCCAGTAAAAGAGTATGTTGGTAGACGAGTTCTTTCATTGAAATCCCCCATAATGATTGGTAGCGATGTTAAAGAAGCACAAACGTTACTTGCTTATTATGGATATGATGTTGATGTAGATGGAAAATTTGGTCCTCATTCTGATGCTTGTACTAGGTCATTTCAATCCAGTAAAATGCTTTCTAGTGATGGGATTATTGGTAATGTAACATGGTCAGAGCTTCTAGCTAAACGCGCTGATAGAGTTCTTAGAATGGGAGCTTCTGGTAAAGATGTTGAATGGGTTCAAAAAGTGATTAACAAAACGATTAACGCTAAAATAGCGGTAGATGGCATGTTTGGAAACGATACACAAGTGGCCGTGAAGTCGTTTCAGAAGAAAAATTCTCTAATTGAAGACGGAATTGTTGGACCAAAAACTTGGTCTATGCTTCGTAAGAAGTCTAACCCGAAGCCCTAGAAATGACGATAATATAGGTATAGTGTTCAAAGAGTTACGCCAAACAATAGGTCGGAACTAGGGGGGTGTTTAACTCAAGAACACAAAGGGGGAACGAAGTGAGAACCCCCCTAAAAACTCTCCAAAGGCCACTACGGTAATATAGTGGCCTTTACTTATAGAAAGGGGATTGAATTGAAGCAAGATGGTAGCTATTTAGCAGAAAATCTATTGGATAAAGGCTATGAAGTTCATGGAATAGTAAGGCGAGTAAGCACTCCTAACTATAAAAACATTCAACATCTATTAGATGAACCTAATCTTCATCTTGAAGAGGGAGATATCACTGATATCGCTTCCCTTATGAGAATATTTAAAAGAATAAAGCCAGATGAGATTTATAATTTAGCAGCACAATCTTATGTGGCAGTATCATGGGACCAGCCAATATTGACTTCTAATGTAACTGGAATAGGAGCTTTAAATGTCTATGAAGCAGCAAGACAAGCTTGTAAAGAAGCAAGAATCTATCAAGCTTCTAGTTCTGAAATGTTTGATGGTATTAATTATCCTCAGACTGAACAGACTCCTTTTAAACCCCGTAGCCCGTATGGTGTTTCGAAACTTTTTGCTCACGAAATGGCTCGAATATATAAAGAGTCTTATGGAATGCCTATTTCCTGCGGAATTCTCTTCAACCACGAAACAGAAGTAGAATTTATGCCTGTATTTGTAAAAAATACAGGAGATTATGAGTTCGATATTAAACCTTTATCAGATGTAATAGAGTTTGATAAAACTAAAAACGAATACCAAGAAAAAGAAGTATCAGGACTTCAAATTTGGGATAAAAATGGCTGGATAGATGTTACTTATGCTTCAGCTTACCCACACGATGTTAAAAACGACAATAAAAAACCGCGAATGATTAACAGTAGAATGGGCATCAATGCTGCTACTGGTAGTCATGTAGTTTTCATGGAAGATGGCTCTGAAAAAGAAACAAAGGACATATTTATTGGTGATAAGCTGGAAAAAATCTCTCTGCCAAAAACTGAATGGGAAATGGCTACTTCTAAAGTACCCACCTTTTGCGAGGAAGCAGAAATGCTAGGAATGCTGGTTGGTGATGGATACATTCCTCTCAATGGAAATGGTGCTAAATTTACAAATTCTGATGAAAAACTGAGAGCTAGATTTGCAGAACTGTGGGGTAAAGTTGCCGGGGGTAAAACTAGCTACTATCCTAGTAAATCAGGATTTAATCCAAACAAAGTGGTTGGATATCTTGGTCTATCTGGTAACAGTGACTATCTCCGCTCTTTAGACCTTTATACCTCAGACCGCAAAAAGAGAGTGCCAAAAAAGATTCTTAATGCACCTAACGAAGTTAAACTTGCGTTTCTTCGGGGATACAATGCAACTGATGGGTTAAAGAAAAATAAATGTACTTACGAGTTTAAGAACTTCAAAACTAACTCTGCCACTCTAGCTATGGGGTTAATATACCTTATTGATTGTACAACAAAACAAGATTATAATCTCACAGTAGAACAAAAAGAAAACTCTCTATACTACTCTATTAATCTTCTTTCTCCAACAGATAATAATGAAAAACAAAAGCAGGTCGAACAACTAGTGTCAGAAGGAATTGGACAAAGAGCTATCAGCAGGCTTACAGGAATTTCTCGTACTTTTATTAGAAAGATTCAAAACGGTGGCTCTGCCTGTACCGAGCATTATATGGAGCAAGACGATTGTGAAGTTAAGAAAATCATTGAAATGCCTGATTATAATGGATGGTTTTATGATTTAACTACCACTTCTGGTGCTTTTCATGCTGGAATTGGTAAATGCCGTGTTCATAATAGTCCAAGAAGAGGTATTGAGTTTGTTACCCAAAAGATAGTTGACACTATCGTAAGACAAGTATGTGGAGAGTTTGTTATTTTAGAGTTAGGAAATATGGAAGCTAAAAGAGATTGGAGTCATGCAGAAGATATGGTAGAAGGAATGTGGCTTATGTTACAAAACAAAGAGCCAGATAACTATATTTTAGCTTCAGGAGAAACCCACTCAGTATTTGAGTTTGTAA